TACCTTTGTTTTTTAGTTTATCTAACTTTGCGTATTCTTTAGTAAGCTCTTCAACACGCTTCTCAAGAATCTCGTGATTTCTGATGGTCTTAAGAACGTCTGCGTCCTCAACTCCAATAACAATCTTAATATCATCAGCCATTGGCTACCCCCAAGTAAACGACATCAAGACGTTTGATTGCTTCTACTTCCCAAGCTTTCAACGGTGTCTCTGTCAACTCTTTCCATGCTTTTATATCAGAGTACGTAAGGGCATTAGGTCCAGACATACCTGCAGTTCTACTATTGCTTAATGCAATAAAGGCAGACCAAACATGAGCTAAAAGTATTGGGAAATCTGTCGGGGGTTCCAATGCTTCTATACTGCGTCCAGTCTGCCTTTCTACTTGTTCTAAGTGTTCTCGTTCTGTAGTACCAGACTCAGTAGGCTTGTTCAGTTTAAACTGATGCTCTGCCCACTCACAAAGGTCAGATACTACTTCTTCGTAAAATCCAGAGAGTTGCTTACCGCCTCTTCAATCTGGTCCTTAATCCAGAACACTTCTGCATATAGCTCTTTAGCTACACCCAAAGTAAACTTAGGCTTCTTACCACCATAGGTAATCTTCCAGTCCTTTGTTGTTTTAGCTAAGAGTTCCAAGGTAGCGTCCTCTAGGTCTTCAGCCGTAAACTCTACTCGTTTCTTACCCTGCTGCGCTTGTTTAATGCGACGGTTGGTTTGCTCATGTACTGCAGCCTTGTACTCCTTAGAGTGTGGTGCATACATAGTGATAACCATAGGGGAGCCATCTTCGTTTGTAAGAGGCTCAAAGGTAGTTGGGTGTACGATAGAGACATCTACAGTGTCGCTACTTGGTGTTAAATCTTTTAAGTCCATGTCGAGTTTCCTTCGGGGTTTATAGAAAAATAGTCGGGTTAGTTTGTGTGTTTAAGGGGGAGACACTAGACCCGACACCAATGCCTCCCCACCCTAGCTAGGGTATTCTTATGCTCGTGTGATAGAGAGGTTTGTTCCCTCTGTGCTATCGTATAGAGCAACGAATGAGATGTTAACGATACGTGATGTTGGGCCATCGACACCAACGTCTGCAGAGTTAACCTTGATACGTGGGAACAAGAATGTCATTGAGTTTGTCCCATCACCAACAGAAGCTTCTAGTGCTGTCTCTGTCTCGTTAATGAAACGGTTAATCAATGTAGCATCCTCAAAGTAAGCTGTCAATGTACCTTCTACTTCTGCACGACCATATTCTAGGCTAGGTGCAGCATCATCACCAATGACGAAAGTAGGTGCAAAAGAGTTTGTTACTGAGAAGTCTAGGCCAGTTACAATAGCTGATGCAGCTAGTGATGCACCGCTGTTAGCAATCTTTAGGTCACCAGAGTAAGCATCGAAAGGTGCAGAACCTGATGCAGCATCTTGTGTCTTCTCTGTAGCACCAATAGTCATGTCTTTACCGACCATGCCAAAAGTACCTGTGACCATCTGGTTAGGTGCAAGAGATACACCCAAAGAGTTTACAGTCATACCTGTGAACAAACGAGCTTGGTCGATGTCTGCAGCGTAGTCTTCAATAGAGAAGAACTTAGGTGTAGTACCGACCTTAAGGACGTCTGTAGAGAATGCACCCAACATAGCAGCTTCTAGGAGTGGGTCGTAGTCTGCATCACGTAGGTCAGCTACAATATCTCCAGCAGCTTGACGGTTACCATGACGGTCAACACGTGGCATACGGTCAGATTGAATGTCGTTACCTGCAACACGATCTTTAGTCAAGTTTAGTGAGTGTGTTGTGAATGGTAGGTTAGTGAAGTTTCCAGCAGGAGTCGTACCGAATGTTGATTCTACAATGTATGACAGACTGGAACGTGAGCCTTGCGCAAAAGCCATATTCTAATTCCTTTATGTGTTGTATGTGTACCAGCCGATGTTAATCGGAACGTAGTACCAAGGACTGTCCAAGAACCCTTGCTGTCTCTCAGCATAATCTATGGACACGGTGATAGTTTCAAGATCAGTATTTGTGTACTCAATCTTTGTAGTAGCCTCAAAAGCCTCTATGACTTTGTTGACCAAATCGTCTGCAGTAGCAGGGCCGTTCCCTTCTGGGGTATATACAAGTATCTGGAAGACACCATCATACCTTTGTTGTGGATTTAAGCCTCGTACAGCAGGTCTACGGAGTGTCGGGATGTACCTACACTGGACATAGCTTTGACCTGTTGTAGGGTTAAATGAGACGTTCTCATAGGCAATGGAGGGAAGTCCTGATACGTTTGATAGTTCTGTCTCTAGTGCAGCACGGATGTCATTGTGAATACTAGCCATGAATGTTTCTCACTCTCGTATATACTGCATATCCGTGTTTGTATTCTACTGCCTGTGCGTGTGGGCTGTCATTACGGATTGTAACTTTCTTCATATCCTTTAGATCTAACTTTGCAATGTCAGACATAAGGTTACCCATAGCTTCTTCTTTCATAGCTTCTGGGTTCTGACCACGGGGCCTGTTAGAAGAAGAGTACCCACGACCATACGTGCCTGAGTTAGCCTGAAGAGAGTGAGAAGTTACATAAGCACCAGTATCAACAGGTGATAAATCTACAGTAGTCTGAGCTATTGCTGTTAACTTCTTACGAACAAGGTCCTCTACTTGGTCTTCAACCATACGCATCTTTTGTTTGAGGGAGGGGTTGACTTTAATGGTAGCCTGAATACTCATTATTCCCTCACATCACAGATATAGCAAAGTTTAATCCCGTCAGAGAAAATAGTACGGACACTTACGATCTTAACTGTGTCACCATTACCCAATAGTTCGTCATCATCATCAGGCTCTACCGCAAGACCTAATGCAGAAATAACACACTTACGAGTGCCTCTGCGTATCTGGTCTACGTTAAAGATGATACCTTCGTCGTAATTGTAGAAGTACACAGTTGCACTGTAGTCTGTGGTTGCTTCACTCTCTAAAGAGCCAGTAGCAGGGTTGTATGTACCCTCTGTCGTGACTTTACGTAGTGTTGCTGTTTCACCAAAGTCTCTGACTAGATTGTAAAGGTCAAAGGATCTGAAAGACATCTAAGCCCCCTCTTAATCGTAATCTGAGCCGTAATCATCACCACTATAACTTGGAGGGTTACGGAAGCGGTCACGACGGAATGAAGGTGTAATACGGTCTGTGTTAGCTCTCACACCATCTACAGCGGTCTTACTAATGCCACCTGCCTTGATACCAACTACAGCACCAGCTTTCTTGCCTTGATACTCTAGGTTCTCTGCAAGAGCCATATACTGCTTTGACAAGTCACTATAGTCTGCACTTAAAGCACCATCAAGAGAGGTGTTAACCTTACGTGCATACTGAGAGGCAACAGTTCTAGCACACCAAGAAGCGGCATAGTAAATGTTGTTGTTTGACTGACCTAATGCGAAGATGACCTCTTCGTTCTGCACCTGTTGGTCGTTAGTGTCTGTGTCACCAAGTAACAGACGAACAGAATTTAGACGACCAGAGACCGTGTTTATTCCAAGATCAGTTTCGTCATAGGTCCAAGCCATATTAATCTACCTCGTAGTGTCCGTTAGTTCTTCGCCAGCTTCGTATTAATCCACGTTGCTTATCTGCAATCTTGGACTTCTTACATTTCTTTCGGTCAAACTCAGCCTGAGTACCTGTCTTAGTCTTGACCTTCTTATTGATATTATCAACGACAGCATGTAGTCCGTCTATATCAAGCTCTTCTAGGCCATCGCCAACCTTACGGGCAATCTCTAAGTCTGAGTTGTGGTGGATGTAACGTTCACGGTAGAGAATAAGAACCCTTTGTTCCTCAATACCTAACTCTTTCCACTTAAATTCATCTCCTGCTTCTAGCTGACGACTACCTGATGTAAAAGGTATCTTTACAAATACTGGTCGGTCTAACTGAAGAGGTACATTTTCTTGTCGGATCATATGTCACCTATCTGTCGGGGGTAAGGTTAGTGGGGACACTTAAGCCCCCACCAAAGTAAATTAAGCTACAACAGCTTCGAAGAAGTAACCCAAGTCAGCGCCTGTGACTTTCATGTCATAGGACATTTTAACTTGGATGTGTTCTGCAACTTGTTGACGCTTAAGTGCATCGTCAGAGAATGACTCAACAGTTACGCCCAAGTTGTTTACACCCTGTAGGTTGTTCCATGCAAATGTTGCACCTGCCATTGGTGTCATCAAGCCACCGTTTTGTGGGCCGTGTACCAAGAGAGCATGTTTACCACCGATGAATGCGTTGGATTCTGCAACACCTTCAACAGAAGTGTTTTTCACTGCTTCCATGACGTAGAAGTTTTCTACTTCAAAGATCTCAGCCAACTTAGCGTTAGTGATAAGTGCAGTGTTTGTTACAGTTGCACCACCGTTCAAACGTGCAAGGATGTCTGGGTGGTTAATCAACTGGTCACGAACTTCTTTACCAACAACCATTGTGTTTGGCTTGAAGCCACCAGACTTAAGCTGCATTGTACGACGTGCAGTTGTTACGTCTGTGATTGGTGTTGAGTTTGTGTAGTCTGACCACAGGTTGCTTGGTGTAGAGTCTGTACCCCATTTACCAGCAGCGAAGAAGTTTGTAGCAAACTGCTCTTCACGGTGGATCAACAAACGGTTTGTCAAAGTTGTTGCACCTGCAGCACGAATGTCTAGCGCAGCATCTTCGTTAGCAAGTGTTTGCTGGTCGAAGTCCATGCCAAGACCGTAGACGTCTGCATAGAAGCTATCTGTTGACAATGACATACCGATACGGTTGACCTCTGTGCGTGGAGCAAGAGCTTTAACGTCACCTGTACGGTTCATGTTGTCACGGTCATAGATGTAGTATTTGTCAGACTGTTTGTCTACGCCGATAACAGGGAAAACCTTGTCAGCGATGAAGTTTGACTGTTCTTGTACATAAGCGATTGTGAGGTTAGTCAACGGCTGATCGATATGTACCGAATTTGGAGTTAGCAATGGCATTGTTCTGTATCCTTCCTATTGCTGATTACGCTACTACGTTTCCACCTTGGATCAGTTCAATGGCAAATACTTGACCATCAACCGCTGCTTCCAAAGCGTAACCTAGAACGACATCACCTGTTGCTGCTGTTAGAGCATCACCAGAAGCGTCTGTTTGAATTTGTGCGCCAGCAGCGATAGTGCCACCAGAAGTTACCATAACCTTACCAGAAATAGCAACAGTTGCAGCTTCACCTGCAGCAGGGTCATTCAAAAGAACACCGATTGCGTTTTCACCAGCAGCGTCAGCTAGGTCGATTTGACCGTCTGACTCTAGTGTTACGAATTTAAATTGTGCCGACGATAGGTCTTCGCCAGCAATGAATGTCCGTGTGTCACGGGATTGCATTACAGCCATAATTATTCCCCTTTA